TCGTCGATCTGGAGGTCGCCCTCCATTGCGCCTTTCTGCGCGTCTTCCTTGCCGGTGAAGAACTTGTCGATCGCCGCCATCCCGATCGTCGCCGTCGCGATCGAGAGCGTAGCGATGACGCCGGCGGAGCCGAGCACGCCCGCCCCACCGCCACCGCCCCCTGCAGCGCCCGCCGCGCCGAGCATCTTCTTGAGCCCCTCGCCGACGGCCGCCCCAAGCGAGGCCTTGGCGATGCTCCCGATGATGGCGGCCGTGATGGCGGCGCCGGGGTTGTTCGCTGCCCACGTCACGACCCCGGCGAACGACTGCGTGACCTGTTTGGCCACCGGAGCGAGATCGCGCAGCGCCGGGACGAGCTGCTTCGTCATGTCGGCCCACGCCGCGTCGATGTCGTTCTGGACCTGCTGCGCCTGAGCTCCCTTCGAGCCCATGGCGCGACCGAGGTTCTCCTTGATCTGAGCGTCCGTGACGGTGCCGCCGAAGCGAGAGAACTGGGCGTTCACGGCGGCGATCCCCTTGTCGCCCCCGCCGGCGCGATTGTACGACGTGGTGAGGGCGAGGACGGCGCGTTCCCCGACGACGTTCGCGAAGAGCCTTTTCATCTTCTCGGTATCGCCGCCGGTCTTCGTGAGCGAGCGCCGGATGATCTCGAAGGGGTCGGCAAACGCGCCCTTCTGCGTGGCGCTGTCGACGTCGATCCCCATCGACTTGAACTGTGCGCGCCGCGCTGGGGTCGCGAGGGTGTTCGCGAAGCCCATGACGCTCGTTGCGGCCTGCGTCGCGCTCGCCGAACCGCCGAGTTGCATCGAGAGCTGCGCCAGCGCGCCCATGCGCTTGATGCTCTCCGCGGTGCTCCCCTCGAAGCGCCCGCCGGCCGCCTTCAGCTTCGCTGCCTGCGTGGCGATGTTGCCGATCTCGATCGCGCCTTCTTGCCCTTGGGCGGTCATCGTCCGCAGAACGTCGTTGACGGCAGCGGCCTTCTCCTCGGCGCTCTTGAACTCTTTTCCCTCGCCGATCTCGCCGATCGCGGCGCCGACCTGACCAGCAGACGCGACCATCTTGTCGAGGTCGACGTTGAAGCCCTTCGCGAGCCCCGCGAGCCCATCCAGGCCCGCCTTGGCGGTCTCGAGGTCGCCCGTGAGGGCCTGATACTGGGCGAGGCCACCGAGGACCTGCGTCGGGTCGAAGGCGTATTTGTTGCCGACGCTCCGGGCCATCGCCTCGAGTTGCGCCGGCTGCGCGGCCCGCTCGGCGGCGCCAGCCGCGCCGCCGGTTCCGCGGTTGCCGGCGTTCGTGATGGCGATCGCCATCTGCTCGAGCTCGACCGCCTTGGAGACGCCGCGCCCGATCGAGAAATCAACCCCGAGCCCGCCCGCGATCTGCCCAGCGACGCCGAGCGCCTTGCGCCCGACCGCGGCAGCCGTCTGCATCGCGTCGCTCGCGATCGCCTTGATGCGCCCGCGTCGTTCCGCTTCAGATCTCCGCTGCTCGACTTCGGCCCGGCGGTCCGCGCGCCGCTCGGCTTGCTCTTCCTGCCGTTGCTGGTCGCGGAAGAAGCGATCCTTGATGCGCGCGACGTACCCCTGCGACCGCTCGGCCGTCTTCTGCTCGTCCCGATAGGCGCGATCGATCAGGCGCTGCGCAATGCCGATCGAACGCTCCTTCTCGCGCGTCTCCGCACGAGATCGACGCTCTGCCTCCCGTTCCGTGCGCGCCGTGGCCTGGCGGTCCAGCCGCTCCTGGTCGCGCGCGACGCGCTCCGCCAGGCGCTGCGTCTCGTTCAGCCGCCGCGAGGACGCACGCCCGGCGCGGTCGTACTGCTGGACGAGATCGCCCACCGCCGCCGAGGTCGACCGGTCCAGGACCGATGAGACGCGGATGACATAGACCTTCTCGGTCACCAAGGATCATCCAGACGGCGAAGGTGTTTCGCGCCCACGCTCGAGGAGGTCGAGGATCCCGCCCGCGAGCATGCGCACGTGCTGCTCGATCGGTCGCGCCTCATCGCCCGCGGCCTTGAGCGCGGCCACGAGGGAGCCGTCCGCGAGCTCCTGTCCGAGCTGGCGCAGCTCTGCGTCGCGCGCGAGGCGCCGACCCACCGGGTCGATGCGAGCCAGGATGTCGAGCTCGTCCACGCAGCGCGTGAGCCCCTCGTCCGAGAAGCGTCTCGACACGAGCGGGCAAGCGCCCGGCTTGCCGTCGACGTCGTCGACCTCAACGAGCATCAGGTCGCCGTGCTGGTCGGCCCAGAGGGGGCGAGCGAGATCGTCAGGCTGGCAGAGCGCGAAGCCGAGGGTGTAGTGGACGAGCGCGAGGTTGAACGCCTGCCGCCACTGCGGGTCGCCTTGGTGCCGACGGTGCGACGGCACGAGCCTGTCGGCGCGCGCGAGGGCCTCGGTGTTCGCGAGCATCCGGTCGTCGACCCCGAGTCGGCGCAGGCCCACCGTGATCGGCTCCAGCGGCCTGCGGTCCCACATCGACTTCCAGGCCCCCGGGCCGAGCACGAACGTGTGCGGCGGGCGAGCGCGCAGCTTCGCCTCAATGTCCGCGGCCCTCATGGGATCAGCCCGAGCCCCCGGAGCTGGGCGCAGTATTCTCGGAACTCCCGCTCGTGGCCGGGGGTGTCGCCGATCCAAGCTGCGATCGCAGCTCCGTCAGCAGCATATACGGCCCAACCAGTTGCGCCGCGAAACTCCGCAGCTTTTTGGAGGGCAAACCAGCGAAAGGGCGCTCGGGATCCCCCTCGGGCCCCTTCTTCCATTCGTCCGCGCACGCGGTGACCAGCGTGACGAACTCTTCGGGGCGAACTCCGCCCGCCGGCGGGCTGAATTCCTGCTGGAAATCCTGCTGTTCTTGGTAGACGTACGCGATTCGCGCGTCGTCGAGCATGCGCTCGATCTGCTCGACGTCGTCGAAGAACCGAACGGGCTTGTCGAGCGGGCTGTCGGGATCGCAGCACGCGAGCAGCAGCGTGTGGATCATCTTGCCGCGAGCGAAGAGGACGTCATCCGAGGCCGGGTTCTCGACGCCGTTTTTCTTCGCGTATGCCCGCCCCTCGCGGATGGCCGCGGTGACATCGCCGACGTCGAGCAGGCGGAGCTCGAGCGGCAGCATGGTTTCGTTGTCGAGCGCCGCGACGGAGCACGCCTGCCGCCGCGACGGCTTCAGAATGAGGTCTCGAAGGCGCGGCATCAGAGGAACGAGAGCGCACCGCTCATCTTGTAGGACCCATCGGTCGTGCCCCGGTCGACCACGCTCTTGCGCGTGAACTCGTCCCACGTCCCGGTGACGACCACCGTGTCTCCACCGCTGCTGAACATCACCTGGATCACCTCGTTGTCGCGGATCGATCGCAGGAGGCGCGAGCTCTGCCCGTCGACGGTCTCGATGGTGGCGATCGAGACGTCGCCCATCTTGAAGCCCTTCGAGATGACGAGACCGCCATCCGCGGGCGTCTTCGAGCTGTTCGTGCGCCCGGTGAGATCGGCGCTCGTGCTGTTGCCGACCTTGAGGCCGGCCACGAGGACCACCGCGGGCGCGGACTTGAAAATCTGGTTCTGGGCCATGGGCTACTCCGTCACGCGCTCGTGGCGACTTGGAATTTGCGCTTCGCGACGACGCCCTCGGTCTGGTGATAGAGGGGTCGCACGACGTAGGGCGCGTAGACGACGGCGCGCGGGGTCGCGCTGTTCGGGTTGAGCGCGACCTGGGGCTGATTCTCGGCCGCCTCGACCTGCGCGAGCCACCCGTCGAGCGCCTTCTGCTGGTTGAAGAGCTTCACCACGTCGCGGATCCGCTTCGGATACGTCGTGTTCGGCTCGATCTCCGGCTCGTCGCCCTCCGCGGGGTCGTTGTCGAGGAACTTGTACTGCGCACGATGAGCTCGAAGGGTCGCCGTGAGCCCGCGCCGGTACTCCTTGCCCGTGCGGTCCACCGCCACGTCGATCGTCCCGTCGTCGGCCGCGCCGAGGTCGGTGAGCGTGCGCGTCGTGACGGCGCGAATCAGGACCGGACGGCCCTTGATCGTGGCGATCGGGGTGAGACCGAAGTTGAGGGCGCTCTTGATCGACGAGCGACTCGGTCGCTTGCTGGGCGCCTCCTGCGCGACCATCCACGAGAGCGGCACCTCGTCGTACCGCTGGTTCGGAGCGTCGGGCGCAGTCGAGAACTCTGCCAGATGCCGGATGGCCGCCCAGCGCGCCGCGAACTCCTCCGCCGGAACTTCGCTCTCCTCCATCCAGAGGACTTCGAAGGCGCTCGCGTTGAGCGTGCTCTGCGCGACCGAACCAGACGCGGACAGGGTGCCGACGAGGCCGACCACCGCGCATTCGAGCCGCCCTTCGAGCGGGCCCGCCTTGGTGTCGATCTGCGTCTCCACGCGACCGAGGTTGGTGACGTCCGTGACGTCGCAGACCTGCGTCACGAACTCGTCCGAGAACGTCGCCGTCAGCAGGTTGGCGAGGCTGATGGTCCCGGACCCACCAGCGAAGTAGACGCCGCCGGAGGCAAGGGCCGCCCCAGCTCCGACTCCTCCGGCGTGGGCGGTGTTGTCGAAGCCCATCTCGTCGTCGGAGGTGGAACTGGACTTCACCTGGACGGTCCCAGAGGAGCCCGTCGTGGCGCTCGTGAGACGCAGGGTGCCGCCGTCGTCCTCGGCGGTGCCGTTCGTGAGCGCGGACATGATGGTGACCCACTCCGCGGCGGTGATGGCGCTGCTGTCCGCGACGTTGTTCGGGCCTGCATTCGTGAAGCTCGCGACCGACAGGCCGAGACTCGCGAGCACGTCGGAGTCGCCGGAGACGATGGCGCCCGTGATCGAACTGCCCTTCTTCGACGTCGTGATGCGCGTCTGTCCGCCGCTGTTCGTCACGAGCGCGACGCCCGCGAGCACACTCGCCAGCACCGCGTGGAAGAGCCCCTGCGTGTTCTCCGTCCCAGCGAATACAGCTTGGTACTGCGTGCCGTTGATGTCGATCGTGACCGAGTGCCCGGCCGTGACCCCAGCGTACGTGGCGCCCGTCCCCGTGATGATCGCTGCTGTGCACGCGACGGCGAACGTCTGGTCCCCGCCCGCGTTGAACGCGACCACGAGGTTGTCGTTGTTCGCCAACGCCCACGGCCCGACGTCCGAGGCCACCGTGCCGCCGACGTCGCCGCCGAGGGTGATCGTCATGCCGCTCGGGACCTTGCTCTTGTCCTGCCAGAGAGTGAGGCTGTTGCCAGCCGTTCCCTCCGAACCGTCGGTGAACGTCACGATGAACTCGGTACCGTCTCCGGCGGCGACCGTGCCTGTCGCGGCGAACGCGCTGTCGGCGTTCACGTAGTCGGCGATCGCGTTGGCCACCGCCTCGGGATCGTCGGTGCGGGCGATGCCGATCGGGCCGATGGGGCGCCCGGCGAGACGCCCGTACCACGTGCCCGTGGTGCTCCACGTACCATCGACGACGACCTTCGCCGTGGCCTGGGCGCCTCCGGAGATGGTGTAGGTCGAGCCCTTGATGGAGATGCCTCCCTGGCCGCCCTGAAGGGCGCGGAGGGCCGCCCGGTAACCCCGGCTGTTCGGCCCCCAGGCCTGGAGGGCGTCAGCGTCGGAGGTGATGTCGCGGACCTCGCTGTCGGCGACGAGATCGCCGTCGCCAGCCGCGTTGGAGGCCGCGACGATCCACAGGTACCGAGTCGCGGTGCCAGCGCCGGTTTCGTCGCGAGCTTCGAAGTATTCGCCGGGGATTTTGTCGTCGGGCGTGAGCGCCGCCACGGTGCCTTGCATCGGGAATTTCCTTCAGCGGTGAAAGGGGGGAATCAGGGAGCCGACGCGGGGAGCGCGGCGGGAGACTCGGCTCGGGGCGGGGGCGCCTGCTCGGAGTCGTCGACAGCAGGCGCTGGCGGATCGGAGGGAGCGATCGGGGCGGCGACGGTGAGCTTGGGGGCGGGGCAGAGCTTGATCTCCGCGCCCTCCGCCACGAGCACGAAGTTGTGGATCGCGGGGAGGTCCGTCGGGTCGTGCGTCGCGCGCCACTCAGCGAGACGAGCCGTCATCGCGCGACGGAGCACGTCGATCGGCGGAAGGAAGTCCTTGCGCGACATGCCGCACGCGAGGGCGGTTTCGAGATCGGCGGCGATGAGGTCACCCGAGAGGACGCGCTCGCGGACGTACTGCGAGAGCGTCACTCTCGTCGGGCGCATCCGCACCTCAGCGATCGCTTTCACGCGCGCCTCGCGCATGTCGATGCTGCGCGCCTTCTTCCGATCGAGATCTTCTTCGTTCTCATGCCGGAGGACCTTGCGCGCGAGCTTGCCGCCGTAGATCTCGAAAGGGCGCGGGTGAGCGGGGTCCACGAGCGTGCGCCCCATGGGTCGTCCCTCGACGTCAAGCGGGGCCGCAAACGGATTCGGGATAATGAGCATGAGCTATTCCTCGATGACGATCTCGAAGACCTCGTCACCATCGGTGGTGGTGCCGTGGGCTTCGACGTCCCACGGGTCGAACAAAAGCGTGGTGCTCGGCGCGAGGTCCTCTTCGACGTAGAGGGGGAACTCCATCGCCATGAAGGGCATCGGATCCGCGTTGGGCTGGCGCACCCGGATCTCGGAGTACACCCCTTCCGACGGGTGCAACTCCGCGCACCCAGCAGCGGGCTGGATGAGACTGCCTTTCCGGACGTCGGGCGAGTCGCTGTAGCCGATGGCGATCGTGCCGGCGGTGCTCACCATTGCGGGAAATCGCACCGAGGTTGGCGAGGAAAACGGGAAGATCGTGGTGATTGTCTCGCCGCCGTCTGGGTCGGTGAGGTACACGCGCTCCACGAAGCTCGCGCCGCCTTTCAGCAGGCCCGTAACGACGATCGGATCGGTCGTGTTGTAGGCGCCCGGCGCCGCCGTTGTGGTGATCGAGATCGGGCGGGCAGCGACCATCGTCTGGCCAGCAAGCGCACCGGTGAAGCTCGAGATCGTCTGGACGGAGGTCGACGTGGCGAAGGCCACAAGAAGACCGTCCAAGTCTGCCCGGTCGGCGTCCGTGACCCACGCGGGATGCCGGAGCTTCGAGAAGGCTTGGAACAGGGAGGCGTACACGGCGTTGGTGAACGGGTCGCGCTCGCGCCGCTGCGGGTCGGCCTCGGCGCGCGGCGGCAGGCACGCCACCGTGATCTGTCCGGTGCGGCGCTGGCAGTTCGCCGCGGCCCACGACCACTTACCGATCTTGCTCCGCCATACGAAGACCCCGGGAAGCACGTCCGGTTCGAAGTACCCGAGGCGCGGGTCGCTGTAGTGGACGCTGCGGACGACGTTGCTGCCTGCGCGCGTGCCGTCCACGGCGCCGGGCTGGTCCCGCCGTCCTCTGTCGAGCGCGGTCCACGCCGCGCCGCAGTCGGCCTGGAGCACCGTCGCGGCGAAGGTCCCGAGCTGCACAAGCGCGGGGTCACCCGGGGCGCGGGTGCGGTCCGCGGGCGGGTAGACGGTGGGCGCCGCGACGGGCAGTGAGAGGGTGCCGACGGAGTCGCTCATGTGCTAGGTTTCGAGCCTGTCGCGCGGGTCGTTTTGGTCAGCCCGTAGCGGAAGCCTCGGAGCGATCCGGGGCTTTCGTCTTTCAGCCCAGCGCCTCGTCGATCGCGTGCTCCACGGCGCGCTCAATCTCCTCGCCGGCAGCGTTCGCCGCGGCATCGAGGAAGGGGTCCGGCTTCGTGCCGGGGTGGTTCACGCGGCGAGCGAATCGCATCTGTCCGCCGACGGAGAACCGGAGCGCCGGCGCGTTGCGAGCCTCGATGACATGGGGGCGCGTGCCATCGTTCAGGCGCGAGGCGTTCTCGCCCGCGGTGATTTCGCCGGTGGCGCCGTTGCTGGTGTCGGAGACCGCGCCCTCGATGCTTGCGCGCGTCGCCCCCGTGCGATCCTGCCAGCGATGTTCGCTGCGGGCCTTCTGCGTCGTCGTGACGACGACGTGGCCCACGGCGCGCTGGAGCTCCCCGACGAGACCGCGGTCGAAGGCGGCGGCGTCGGGGATGGCCAGCGAGATATCCTTCATCAGAAAATGCCCCAGTGACCGCGGGCGAAGATGGGCCGGCGGGGCTGTGCGCACGTCGGCGTCGAAACGATCGCGCCGCCGACGTTCGCCGGTGTCTCAGGAGGGGTCACTCCGAGACCCGCGTACGCCTTGCGGAGCTTGTCGAGGTCGATCTGCGCCTCTTTGCGGAGCGCGATGTAGTCGACCTGCATCGTGTTCGGACGCACTTTCCCTGCCTCGGCGAGGCAGAAATCGCGAGCGATCCGCGCGAGGTCTCCCAGGCGCGACAGGGCAAACGGGACGATGTAGTTGCCTGTTGGCTCGCCGAGCGCGCCGTTGATCTTGGAGGACGTGCCGACCACGATCTCGTTGATCGCGCCGACGTCCAGGTGGGTGTACGACAGCGATCGATCGCAAAAGCCCTCCAGCCAGGTCTCGATCGGCACAATCACGCGCAGGTCGGCGACCTGCTCGGCGAGGCCGAAGCCGATCGCCACCGTGGCGGCGGTGCCGGAGCCGGCGGAGTAGACGATCGAATCGATCACGGAGAAGGCCTTCGACGAGCTCACGGCACCGGCGACACGGCCTCCCCCTGACCCCGTGGGCAAGGCCACCGCCTCGGTGTCCGGCGCCTCGTTCACGATCCCGGTGATGGTGGCCGTGGCCGGTGCGTGCGCGGGTGTCAGGCCGCCCACGAGGAAGGCGATGCGCCGCGGAAGCTCCGCCAGCGCCTCCGTCCCCGCCGAAAGAAAGGAGGAGGCCGTGCGGACCGAGGCCTGTGTCGCCGTTGCGACCTCGAGCGCCTCGGGATCGCGCCCATTCCAGGCGTGCCCAGGACTGAAGTCGGCGTAGAGGACGCGCACGTGCCGCTACAGCCGCTCGAGGTGCTTCTTCGACCGCGCGTACACGTCGGGCCGCACGAGGCACACGGCCCCCGCGCGGACCCGAAGGACGGGCTTGCCGTGCTCGTCCGTGGCGGCGCGAGCAGGCAGGCCGATGGTGTCCAGCGCGCGGCAGCGCACCGGAGCGTCTGGCGAGGGAGGCACCGCGGCGCCCATCCCCCGCACGCGCTCCGCGAAGTTCAGCCACGTTCGCCGAGAGCGCTTGTCCAGCTCCTCGAACGGAGGGGGCAGGCCTGGCGTGCCCTCCTCGACCGCCGCGGCCATGAGGGCGTCGTAGAGGCGGACCGCGAGCGCGTGGAGCTCTGGCGACGCGACGCGGCCGCCCAGCGCCTCGGCTGGAGGTGCGCCCTCGTCACCGAGAGTCGCCTCCAGCGTCGCGCTGCCACCGGACGGAACCACGGCGGATGCCACCTCGACGCGCGGCCCCGAGCCGGCGGGGAGAGCCTCGCCGGTTCGGAGGTGGTCGCACGGATCGACGGAGCCGCACTCCGCGCACGGCGGCGCGGAGGGATCCCCCGCCGTCTGCGTGGCGCCGGCGAGCACCTCGGGGGCGCCCTCCTCCGGCGTCTCGTCGCCCTCGGCGTCGCCCGTCTCGTCCGCGAGCTCGCTTCCGTCGAGCGGCGCCGGCGGCGCGGAGGGATCCTCCTCCGCCGCCGCCGCGCTGCCCTTCTTCTTCTTCCGACCCATCGTCAGCTCGGGAAGTCGGCGAGGACGCTGGTCCAGAGGAAGCCGGTGTCGGCCGCGACGATGTTGATCCCCCAGTAGTCCGCCATCTTGTAGCGGAAGGCGCCGAAGGGGTCGTGATCCGGGTCGAACCACATGCGCGTGAACACGCCGTTGCGGCCGTTCATGAGCGTCTCGCCGTTGCCGCCCGGGATGTCGTTGGCGTTCCAGCGGAACGTGAAGCCCCACGAGGCGTTCATCTGCTGGGGCGTGCGCGACACGCGGAGCAGCATGGCGTTGTTGCCCCACGCGAACTGCGGGTCTTCGGTCTGCCCGATGTTCGCCGCGTCGAGCCGGAGATCGCTGACGGCGACGCCGTCGAGCTCGAAGGTCTCGGCGAACTCCTGCATCGTGAAGAAGCCGCGATCGGAGGCGCTCTTCAGGCCCACGAGGCCGGTGTTGCGGCGGATGACCTGCCAGATCGGCAGACTCGTCGCGAAGATGAGCTCCGTCGAGCCCTCGCCGTCCCAGATGACTTGGCGGGCGTCGTCGACGTTCTTGGCGATCTCGCCGTCTGCCTCGTCCCAGTGGATGCCGCTGGTGAGCGCGAGCCGGTAGTCGGCTCCGAAGTTGGCCGTATCGGTGAGCGTCTCGATCGCCTTCGCCTCGTGCTCGAGCTGGTGGTGGTAGCCCACCGTGTCGACCATGCGCGCGAGCCGGTCCATTGGCGCGCGCTTCTGCGCGATTCGTCCGGCGATCACGGCGTCGAGGCCGACGTGGCCCTTGTGGGTGTGGGAGACGGTCGTGTACGTCGCCTCCTGCTCGTTCAGCGGAACCTCGTTCGCGTGACCCCGGCGTCCGCGACCTTCGCCGCGCACGACCTGCATCCGGTCGCGGCGCGGGTAGCTGGTGTAGCTGCCGCTGATCTGGTCCACGGGGGCGAACGGCAGGAGCTCCGTGCCGATGAGCGCACCCGAGCTGTAGGCGAGCGACAGGTTCGACAGGATCGGCACGCCCTGCACGTCGGACGGGCCGACGTCGCGCTGCCCGAGCGCCATCCTCTCGGCGAGGTCGCCGAGCTTGCCGGTGTGCCTCGCGAGCATCCCGCGCATGGAGTCGTAGAGCCCGTCGAGGCTCGCCTTCGCCTTCGGGTCGCCACGCTCGCACAGGGCGAGGACCTCGCGCTGGAGAGACGCGTAGCGCTGCGCGTGGGATTCGCCGGTGCCGTACGGGCCCGCGCCCTTTCGGTAGTAGACCTTGGTGGCCATCGTCCTGTTTCTTTCTGGGGGAGAGGGGTGGAGAGAGGCCCGCTCAGGTCTTCGCGAGCGCCGTGGGCTTGATGAGCATCCCGACGAAGTCGCCGGCGGTGGAGCTCGCGGCGCGCGCGGTCCCGGGGGAGAAGATCCGCGTCGTGCCGTTGCCGTTCGCGGGCGCGTCGGTGAAGCCGTTCGTGGTCGCGCAGATGTACCCGCCGCGCGTCACGCCGCCGGTGCCGACCATGACGGGGATCACGCCGCCGTCGGACATGAGGTAGCCGGTGAACTGCTCGCCGGCGGCGTAGCTGTCGCCGGGCTCGCCTGCGGCGATCGCCTCGACGAGGTCGGTGTTCGCGATGGCCTCCTGCGCCTGGGGGTAGTCCGCCGTGGCCGGCGAGGTGTCGGTGGCGGCGACCTTGATCCCCATGCCCGCGCGGACGGTCTGCCCGGCAGCCACGGTGTAGATCTGGGAGTCGAGGTCGTCGCGGCGGTCTTCGGGACGTCGTGCGATGGTCATGGTTCAGCTCTGGAGGTGGGATGTTGGAGGGTGGAAGCTCGTCACTCCGCGGCGGTGTCGGGGCCGGTGGGCTGCGCGCGCCGCTCGGCGGCCGCGGTCGCCTGCGCGAAGAGGGCGTCGTCGCTGCGCGTGCCGGGCGTGGTGCCGGTGGCGCGCGGCGTCGGGTCGGGGGTGTTGGTCGGGAGCTTCGAGCGGTCGATCTCGCGCGTGAGGGCTCCGGCCTTGATCCCCTTCTCGCGGATCTCGGTGACGAGGTTGCGGTACGACTCGGGATCGGTGCCGGCGAGGCGCGCGTAGTGGTCGCGCGTGGCGGGCGTGATCTGCCAGGGGTCGAGACCGGTGAGCGGCTCGAGCTCCACCTTGGCGCGCTCGGAGATCGCCGCGTCGCGCGCCGTCTCCGCCTTGCCCTTCTCGTCGAGCGCCTTCGTCTCCGCCGCCTTGGCGTCGTCCGCGCGCTTGTTGGCGGCCGTGAGGTCGCGCTCCAGCTCGGCGACGCGGAGGTCGAGCTTCGCCGCGCGCTCCTCGGAGGCACGGGCCTTGAACTCGATCTCGGAGAGGCCGGGCAGCGCGACGCGGATCGTCTCGTCCCCCTCCTTGATCTCCGCCTCGCCGAGGCGCCGAATCTGGTCGAGAGCGATGTTGTTGACGATGAACGTGCGCATGGGCTTCTTCTCTGGGGCTGGAGGGGTCTTGTTGGCGGCCGAAGCCGGCGGGGTCTGGGGCATGGCGCTGCGCTGTTCGGGCGGCGCCGGGAAGGAAAAGATGCGGGAGCCGAAGGCGCGCTGCGCCGTGCGCATCAGCGCTTCGGGGTTCGACGGAATGGGGCAGAGCGAAAGCTCGTAGAGGACGTTGTGGATGGCGACGTCGCACATCTCGCCGTTGATCTCGCGGCGCTCCCACACCCCTCTCCAGCCGACGCTCATGCCGCGAAGGGTCTTCTCGAGGACGCTCTGAAAGCAGAACTCCGCCATGGGGTTCGCCTTCGCCGAGGCGAACTTGACCGTCGTGGTGAGAGCAGCCGTGGATTTGCCCGGGTTCTCGACCTCGACCTTCGTGGACCGGCCGATGGGCAGCGCGTAGGAGTTGTGTGCCCACAGGACGACCGGATTCGAACGGTACCGGTCTAGTCCCTTGTGGGGGCCGTCCCAGTCCTGCTCGATGATCGTACCGTAACTGTCGACGGAGGCGGTGGAGGCGACCCAGTCGACTTCGCGGGCGTCTTCCCGGATGCTCCGCACCAGCATGGAGGTGTGGGAGAGACCATCCGGTCTTGCCAGGGGCCCCGGCCCGGAGGCGTCGTCGCTGGCGCCGCGCTGTGACACGGGCAGGGACATCCAGGACCGCACGAGCTCGTCGGCTTGCTCTTGCTCGTCGCGTCGGAGTTGCTCAAGGCGGCGCCTCTCTTCTTCGGTCATCTCGTTATGCTGCCAGTCGAACTGGCATCCTCTTGGGCCGCGCGATCTTCGGCGCCGCGTCGTTGGCTGGGAAAAGCGCCGGGGTCGGATTACCGATCACGAAGTCGCCAGGTTTGGGCATCGGGGCACCCATCTTCTTCATCACCCAGGCGAGCGAGATCGGCGTACCGGCCTCGACGAAGCTCTTGATGGCGGCCGCCAGGACAGCCAGGTCGATCCCGTCGTCGGCGACGAGGCGCAGTCCTGGCACCTTCACAGCGGCGCCGTAGTTCATTCGCACGAAGGGCGTCACGATGTCGCGGCGGATACAGCCAGCGACGGAGCGGAGGCCTGCATCGCGGCGACCCCGCGTGGTGTTCTCGTGCGTGGTGGCCGTGCGGGCCGTCCCGCGATTGCCCTCTTCCACCGTCTGCGTGCTGCCGGTGACGGCCTTCGACATCTCGGCAGCCATGAACATCGCGAGAGCCATGTGCTGGCCCTCGGCGCCGCTGCCGGTCATCTTCGGCCACTCGACCGCCAGCTTCACCGTGTCGGGGAGCATGGTGCTGCCGGTCATCAGCAGCTCTTGGAGTGCCTGCTCCAAGATCGCGATGTCCGCGCGGCCCGCGGCGCCCTTGTCCGCCTGGAGAGCGGCCTTGTTGTACGTGCCGATCAGCGATGGCTTCCACGCGCGCTCGCCCAGAGCGAGCCAGTCGCGCAGCGTCCAGTTGCGGAAAAGCGCCGCCCACACGAGGAGGACCATCAACCCCTCTCGGTTCGGCCCGCCGCCGGTGACGCGCGGCTCGAATTGGATGTACCGGTTCGGGAATGCGACCTTCAGGTCGAGCCCCGGATAGGCGATCATTCCGCACTCGTCCCAGAAGCGGAGTTTGCCGTCGCTCGGCTCTCGGCAGAACCGGCGCGCGTGGACAGGCTCGGCGGCGAAGGGGACGATCTGGCCGTCGCGCTTCTCGAGGAGGAGCTCCGCGACCGCGTGGTCGTACCAGTACGCCCTGGCGAGGTGCTCGACCAGGCCGTAGAGGTCGAGTTTGTCGTCGGCGTCCGCGCCGAAGCTGGTGAGAACCTCCTCGACGCGAGCGGCGATCTTCCGATCTTGTCGCTTCGGCGAGGCCGGGATGACCTGGAGCTCTGCCGCGGCGAGACCGAGCTCGAAGTTCGCGCAGACAGCGTGAAGGTGGCAGTCCTTCTGCCGAGCCTCGTCGAAGAGGTCGACGATGCCGTAGAGGTACCCCTGGTCCGCCATCAACAGGATGCGCGAGACCGCCTCGGGGTCGAGGTCCCCTCCGATGCGCCCGCGGCCGAGCAGCATCGGCCCGATCGGATGGACGCCTGTTGGCCGCGTGAGGGCGCCGCGGATGGCGCGGTACGCCACCCGGAAGGCCCGCCCGAGGACGCGGAGAGCGCGCCGCGCGAGAGAGGGCGGCGCGCGTCGAGCCGGGGGATTCCGCGCGGAGAAGAGGCGGGTGACAGCCATTCCGATCAGGCCAGATTGCCGATCAGCTCAGGTCGCGCTCGTAGCGCACGGCGTAGTCGTTCGCGCCGTCGGGAGCCGTGTTCGGAGCGTAGGAGCCGTAAGGGGGGCTCGTCGTCGGCGTTGCGAAAACGCCGTTGGTCACGATGGCGCCCGCGACGTACTCCTTCACGACGGCCACCGCGCCAGCGCGGACCTTCGCCTTCTTGGCGAGGCCGAATACCGCGCCGAAGCCGACGGCGACCGTGGCGTCCGTGCCCTGGCCGGCGGAGTAGACGATCGAGGTGATCGTCTTGAACGCTTTCACGCCCGCCGCGATCGTGGCGGTCTGCGCGACGTTCACCGTCTCGGTGAGCGCCGCATCGTCGATGTCGGTTCCGGTGATCGTCGCCGTCGCGGGCGCGTCGCTCGGGGTGTTGCCGGCCGTCGTGAAGGTCACGTTGCGCGGGAAGGCCGCCAGCGCTGTCTTGCCGCCGGTGATGAGGTCGGCGGTGAGCAGCGTCTGGACCGCGACCGACACCGCGGTCGCGGCGTGGAGGCCCGCGGCCGCGGCGGCGACAGGGTTCGTCCACTCCTGGGGATGGTCGGGGCCAGGGCCATCGCCGGGGGTGAAAGGCACCCAGTCGTCCGTCTCGCTGCGATAGACCCAGTCGGAATAGTCCGCGAGGACGGTGCGCCGCTGGCCGTCGAACTTGGACGCCGCGGGCAGCGCGTCGAGAGCGGCAGTGGTGGCGACCGGCGCGCCGATGCGCTTGGCGACGTCGCGGGCGGCCGCCGTGTCGAGAGTGGCTTTCATGGATTCTCCGGAGGGCGGAGGCGCCCCGAAGGGCCCTTGAATCAGCGCCGCACAGCCCAGTGGGGGAACGGCGCGAGGATAGCGAAAGGGTATGGTGCGAAACCGTGCGCGACAATGACATCCTGGCGCAGGAATCGCCTACGTTTTGCGTCGTTCGGCGAGGCCTTGTTTCCAGCGATGACACGATCCTCAGCCGAAACCCCTGCTGCGGGGCGCGATGCGCATGCCGGGTCGCGTCTTCGGTGCGACGGGTGACGTCCAGGCCGGAGCGCTCATCAGGTGGTTGTAGAGGTCCGCGAGCGCGGAGACGTCGTCGTCGTGGCGCCCGCGGGGGAACTTCTCCAGCACGTCGAAGAACTCGTCCCACCCGTCGCCGACGACGCGGATCTTGCCGTATCCTTCCGAGCGACCGAGCGCGCGAGGGTGAGCCGCAGCGGAGACGGCCGCCGCCTTCGAGAGCACGTTCTTCGTCGCTGGGATCGAGTCCGCCGGTACGCCTTCGTCGATCGCGGCGCTCACGCGGAGGAGCGCGGCCGTCTTGCCCGCTTCCGCAGGGTCGCGCGGGTAGAGCTGCGTCACCTGTGCGCCGTCGGTCTCGGCGTAGTGCGCGCGCATCGCCTCGACCTCGCCGGGCTCGTCGCGCATCCGGTGGACGTGCGTGAGGTAGATGTACCCGTCCTCGTGGCGGCAACCCTTCAGGCCGATCGTCCAGTCCGGGTCCTTGTTCTGGTCGCTCGGTTTCGTACCGGCGAAGTCCCATGCGCGCGCGTGGGTCGCGTGCCCCTCTGGCAGCATCACGACGGGCTCAAAGCGCGTCCGCCGGAACATCTCGCCGACGTCGTAGGACGCTTCCCAGTCCGCGTGGAGGAGCTGGCGCACGCGCACCGGGTCGTTCTTCGCGAGCGTCGCGGCGTAGTTCGGCGTGCCCTCGAGCAGCGCCTGGTTGTCGCTCAGGAGGGCGCGGACGTAGGTGCGGGTCTGCGCGTGGAGCTCCACCGGCTTTCCGTCGAGCACGACCCACCATGAGAACGGTTCCGTCGAGAAGTGCTCCTCCTTGCCGATCCGCCCGACGTAGAGCACCTGACCGCTCTCCGCCGGCGGTCGCCGGGCGCCGCCTTCGATCCGCGCCGGGACCCCCGTCCCTCGAACAGCGCGCCCAGTGTCGTCGACGATCTCCCACGCCGGGAGTGTGCACTTCGGATCGAGCCATGGCGCCCAGCGCTTCCGCACCCACGCGTTCCCGGGTTCGTCGGGCTTTGGGGGGTTCGTGGTCGCAATGACCTGTCGCCGAATGCCAGGGACGGAGCCGCGGAGGCGGGAGGAGATCTCGAGGTATTGGACCTCCTCGAATTGCACGACCTCGTCGAAGCAGATCTTGTCGAAGGCGTGGCCAATGTAGATCTGCCAGTCGTCGACACCGTCGCAGTGGTTGTACCAAATGCGGAGCCGATCCCTGTTCGCGAGGAGCCAGTTCTTATTCTCGTTGAAGCGACCGAGCGGCGCCGCGGCCCGATAGGCCCACTTGCCGGTTTCGTCGCCCGTCAGAAAGACCGCCTTGGCCAGATCGATCAGCTCGGCCAGGTCGCCCTTGTTCCGCCGTAAGACGAGCACGCGGCCGCGCGGGGCGTCCAGAAGCTGGAGCGGTAGCGCCGCGACAATCATGCTCTTCCCGCCACCGGCGGCGCCGCCGTACAGGATCTCGTCGCAGTCGAGGCTCCACACGAGCGTCTGCGGCCCCGGCTGCGGACGCCACACCGGAAGGTACGCAAGCCGATCCTGCGTCTCGCGCTCCTCGGCGCGGCGCACGGCAACGCGCAGGCCATCGGCGGCCGAGGCCGCGCCCATGGGGTAGCTCACGCGGCTTCCCCCGGCACATCCTCACCCGTCGTCAAAAATACCTGCGGCGGCGGCTGCTCCAGATCCTTCGCTGCCTGCGTCCATCGAGCCACGACGGCTGCGCGCGCAGCCGGAAACGGCACCAGCGCGTCGAGCGTCGCGTCCACGAGCGCCAAAAACTCGGGGGTGTTCGTGACGACGACCTTGATCGTTTTCGAGACGTCGACCGCGCCGGTGACGCGGTTGAGTTCTTTCTGCGCAGCGATCGCAGCCTGGAAATCATCCGCGTCGAGCGCGTCGTCTCGGCACCGCACGAGAAACGCCTCCCCCTGCGCGCGCGCTGCCGCCACGTCCCCCCGGTTCATCCGGCGGGCATCCTCGGCGCTGCGGACGTACTCCCGCACCGTGTCCTCCGACAGCTTCCACACCGTCGCGAGTGCGGTAATATCGCGCATCGGCTCGAACCGTCCAGCGCTGTACTCCTGGACGATCCAGGCGACCCTTTCCGGTCGTGAAGTCGCGGCGATAGCCGACGCGGGCGCGCGCGAGTCGGTGCCATCCTGGACGTTTCCTGGACGGTCTGGACGTCCAGGCTGGACATCCAGAACACGCACAGGCGACGGCTCTGGCTTCGGCACGCTCGCGGGGTCAAAGTGCGGCTTGGGGACGCCGAGCGCGAGGCAGACCTTCTTGTGCGCCTCCACGCTGGATCGCTTTGCACCGTACGCCGCGGCCAGCTTTGCGAAGCTCCGGTGCGCTGGATCGCGAAGCTCCGCGTCGAGCTTCGCCAGCTTCTTCGGCCCGAGGGCACGGGCGACGGAACAGCACGGATCGCTCATGCCGCGCGTCGTCCTTTTCCTTGCCCCGCCCGCTGTTCGAGCAGGCCTTGAGCGAGACGGAGCGCGCGGCAGCGATCGCGGTGGACCCGGACCGAGAAGACGCGGGCCTTGCGCCAGTCGTCGAGCGCGGTCCGGTACGCCCACGGTCGTCCCTTCTTCGGGAAGAAGACCGGGAGCCGATCGGGCGCCCCCTCGCGCGAGGCACGCCAGGCGGCGGTGCGCGAGAGCTCGGCGCGTTTGCAGATCTCCGCCCAGCCCCAGGTCTTCTTTTCACGGTTGCGGGGGAGACGTCGAGCGTCCCATGCGCGCAAGACCGACCTGCGCACACGAGGGATTCCGTGCAGAAACTCGAGACGCAGTGGGTCGCAGGCGTCCGGATCGGCCCAGCGCCACACCGTGCGCTCGTCCACACCGGCGGCGCGCGCGATGTCGGCCACGCCCACGAGCAGTTCGTCGCAGTGGGTCCTTTTTCCGAGGCGCAGCCCACAGCGACGGCGTGCTCGAGCGACGACGTCAGCCAGCACGGGCCACCCGAACCTTTCGCGAGCGCTGGACGGACCGCCGGCGCGGGGCAGGGTCAGGCGCCCGCGCGGCCGCGATCCCGGCTTCCTCAGCGGCACGCCGGAGGAGGAGCTCCGCCTCGCCGCGCATCCGGTCCACCTGATGCCGGGCCCTGTCGTCCGCGTGCTCGGCGGACGTCGCGGCGGCCAGAGGCCGCGCCATGGCGCGCTTCGCCGCGCGCACAAGGGCGGCCAGTCGCGCGAGCGCCCCGCCGGCATCCTGCGGTGCCCGCCACCGTCGGAAGTGCACTTCGTGGCGCTCCCCGGCCGGCTCCCCCGCCCGGACGCGCGCCTGGTAGCTCGCGTCGGTCTCGACAGCATCCACGGTCTCAACGGCCCCGTCCCGGCGGAGGACGGACTCCAGCACCATGTGCGCGCCCACGTTCACCCGGCCGCGGAGCTCGCTCGGTGGCTCGAAAGCCGGCGCCGATGGCTCGAACAGCACCGACGCGGCCCCCGTGAGCAGCGCGAGCGGCAAAAGCGGACCGAACGTCTCCGCGAGGTCCACGCGGGCGTCCCGGTCACCGGTGACGCGCTCGGCGCGCTCGGCGAGAGCGTGGGGTCCGTACGCGGCGGCGAGCACGGCGGCGAGCTGCGGGTTGGCCGCGCACGCCGGCGCGAGGCGCGTCCGGATGCACCGCTCGCGGCCCGCTGCGTCGAGCTTCCGATCGGTCCAAGCGCGCTCCGGGCCGTTGGAGCGGCCGCCACCTTGGACGCCGGACATCGCCAGGTCGACGAATGCCCCGAAAGTGGAGCGCACGCCGAGACGGCTTTCTGCTTCGCAGAACCACCACCGGAGATCTGCCTCCGAGAGCGGGCGGATCTTGGTGGTCACCTCTACGATTCGTCCGCGCCTGTCGCGCTCGGCGTGGTGGCAATGGGGGCATTGTTTCGAGCCACATTCAATCGCTTCTCGCATCCTCACTCCTTGTCGGGGACCAGCCCCGGCAGCGCTCAAAGACTCCTGCCTGGATGGGTGGTTTGGAATTGCGTATTCCGCGAAGGAATCGACCGGCGAGCCCATCAATCGTCCCTCCCGTCGTCCACAGGGAGCTTGGGACCGCGCTCTCCGCTGTTCGTCTGGATCTTCACGTCGCCTCCTGATTCGCACCGTGGCAGTCCGCGAACGCCTTGCCGTTGCCGCACGGACACGCGGTCACCTCCGCTTCCTGCCACGTCCGCGGCCAGCACCAGTGTTCCGGTGGCATGGCGTCCGCCTCCTCGCGCGTCCTCGGGTCGAAGAAGGGCAGCTCGGCCACCTTCACCGCGGGCGGGTCATCCCATCCGCCGAAGCTCACATAGGTCACGAAGACGTGCTCGATCGGCGCTGGGCCTGGGGCACCCTCTGCCCGCAGCCCTCGCCAAGGCTCCTCGATGATGTGGTGGATGTGCCCCGCCAGAAGCCCGCCCTCGGAGGTTGTCACGAACACCGTGTTTCCGACGATCGCAGGAACGCCGCCGAACAGGGTGTCCGAGTACCGCTTGCCGAACATCACTTCCTCGCTTTCGGAATGCACGGCGGGCTCACGAGACTCCACGTCTCCCCGTCCGTGCTGAAGGTGGTCTGTGCCCCCATCCGCTTGCCGGTGTTCGCGCGGCGCCGCTGGCAGGGGCAGTGCTTGCAGGTCTCCACCGACCGCACGTGCTCCTCGTCGAGCGCCGTCGCTGGCACCGTCTCCCACCGGAGCAGCCCGAACCGATGGGTCGACGAGCGCGAAGCGCGCTCGCCCGGGGCGATGCCTGGAAGGGCCGCCTGCGGGTCCGGAGGCGAGGAGGGTAGCCCCGGGGCGGCCGGGCCCGTTTTGGAGGGGTCCCCGTGGCGCGGCGGGGGCGTCCCGAGGGATTGCTCCCGGAGGCGGACCAGGGTCGCCATGTGCTCGATGGTGGGGTCGGGGGCGATCACGCGGGCTCCTCGGCACGGGCCCGCAGCCGGGCCGCTTCGATCTGCCTCGTGAAGGCCCGAAACGATCGCGCGCTCGCGTCGACGCTCTCGAAGACGGGGGCCGCGAGTCGATGCGCAGCCGCATCCCGGATCTCCGCCGGCATCCTCGCGACGATCGCCGCCGCGTCGCCTCCGGCGCGCAGGGCCACCACGCCCAGCACGGCCGGGCCCGCGAGCAGCTCCAGCCGACTCGTTACTTCGTCCCGCTGCAGGAGCTCGGGGAAGTCGAGCAGCGTCCAGAGCGCCGCCTGGCTCATCTGCTCCACGAAGGGTGCCGCCGGCCGCTCTCTCGCCGGGGCTCGAGGGGTCGCCGCCGGACGCGCGAGGAGGGGCTCCACGTCGCGCGAGCTGCCGAGCTGCAGGGCCAGCGCGAACCGCTCGGCGTACGACCGGAGGACTGCGCGCTCGGCGTCATCGCCCGCCTCGGCGACGATCTGCTCCGCGGCACGAAGGCGGGCGGCGGGGTCCGGGAGCGCTCGCCCGTCGAAGTCCCCCTCCCGAAGCAGCGCGTCGAGCAGGCGC